GAGCATCAGTGGTAGAAGATATTACTAACACTGATTACGCTGGAGAAATTGAAAATTTTGGCGATACTGTTAAAATAATAAAAGAACCAACAATCACTGTTGCAGATTATGCAAGAGGTACAGCTGTTTCTACACAAGACTTAGCTGATGACCAAATCACTATGACAGTTGATCAAGGTTCATACTTTGCTTTTAAAGTAGATGATATTGAAGAAAGACAATCTCATGTAAACTTTGAAGCTCTTGCAACCTCTTCAGGTGCATACTCATTAAAAAGAAACTATGACTTCAACGTGTTGAAGCACATTTACGACAATGCTGCAACATCAGCTGCTAACACAGGTACTGATGGTTCACCAATTGATGGTGATAATGCTGTAGATACTTTAGCAGATGTAGTTTCAGCTGCTAAAACAGTTCTTGATGGGAATGACGTACCAGAAGAAAATAGATGGTTAGTAGCACCGCCTGCTTTTTTTCAACAATTAAGAAAAGCTGGTGCTAAACTTTCAGACCAATCAATCTTGAACGATGGTGGTGTATCACAAATCAGAAACGGTATGGTTACTGACAAACCGTTATTTGGTTTTAACATGTACATGACTAACTCAATTGCTGTGTCTAGCGGAAGTGCTGCAAACAAAACATTTGGTTCATCAGGTGCAAACGAATATGCATTCTTATATGGACATATGTCTGCTGTAGCTACAGCTAACCACATTGCAAAAACAGAATTAATCAGAGACCCTGATTCATTCGCTGACATCGTAAGAGGATTACACGTTTTCGGAAGAAAAATCTTAAGAGATGACGCTGTATACTCTGGTGTTATAACAATTGGTTAATAAGTAGGAGAATATAAACAATGACTGATTATAATAGTTCAAACACAAACACTCAGATCAAAGCATCTAGTGATACTGTAAGAATCGCATCAGAAGTTGTAGATTTTTCTTCTACAACTAACGCTGCTACTGATACTTTTGATGTTATTGCTGTTCCAGCAAACACAATGGTACTTGCTGCAGGCGTTGATGTATTAACTGCTGACTCTGCTGGAAACAGTGGAACAATCGCATTAGGTGATAGTGCAGACGCTGACCAATATGTAGCTGCTGCAACTGTAGCTGCTGCTGGCCAAATGGCTATCTTAGCTGCACCTTTTGCAAACAGTTCTGCTGATGCTATCAGAATCACAGTTGGTACTGGTGCAATTAATGCAAAAGTTAGAGTATGGGCAACTATGATTTCACTTGATAAAGGTGGATCAGACGCTGACACAGACTCACAAACAGTAACTTTTAGTTAATAAGTATATTCATGGGGGGAGCAATCCCCCCTTGATATTTAACAGGAGAATACATTGGCTACAACATATTTAACTTTAACAAATAGAACTCTTAGAGAATTAAATGAAACTGAATTAACTTCAGCTAATTTTAGTTCTAGTAGAGGTATACAAACTGCAGTAAAAGATTTTGTAAATAAATCAATTCATGATATTTATAATGAATCTGGTGAAATACCATTACTACATAGTACTACTACTAAAACTACAAATACAGGAACTCAAGAGTATTCGTTAGAGTCAGATATGAGAAAAGTAGACTGGGATTCTTTTTTCTTAAAACCTAGTGAATTAATTACTAATGGTGAATTTGCTACAACAATAGATAACTGGACAACAGATACAGGTTCTCCTGCACATTCAAGTTTAGGAAATGGTAGATTAAGTTTAAGTAATGCATCTTCTTATCAAGCTATATCTACAATAGTAAATAAACAATACAAAATTCAAATAAGAGCATTTGATACTAATGCTGATGGAGATACTTTAGCAATTAAAGTTGGAACTTCAGCAGGTGGAACAGATAATTTAAATGCTACTTTAACTGTAGATGATTATGGTAAAGGTAAAATATTTGAATCTACATTTACTGCAACAGGTATAACTAGCTATGTACATTTATCTACATCTGGAGATTTTACTGTAGATTATGTAAGAGTATCAAGACAAGATGTAACTCCTAGAAAATTAAAATATATTTCATACGATAATTGGTTACAGTCTTTTAAAGAAAGAGATTCTAAAAATGATGATGGTGTATATGCTACTCCAGAATTTGTGTATAGAAAACCAGACTATGGATACTTTGGATTAAGCCCAATACCAGATAAAGATGATTATACTATTGAATATGATTATTTTATAACTCATACAGATTTATCTGCTGATACTGATGCAATGTCTTTACCAGATAGATTTGCACCTTTAGTTATTGATAGAGCTAAATATTATACATATATGCTAAGATCAGATGCTCAGCATGCATCTATGGCAGAAAGAGATTATCAAAGAAAATTAAGATTATTAAGAGTAGATTACTCTTCAAGACAAGAGTACATGAGAGACTCAAGAATTAACCAAGGAACTAGAGTACAAATAGTATAGGAGATATTATGGCTATAAGAGATGATGCAAAATACGCAGAAGATAATATGGATTATAAATCCAAAAAAGATGCGATGCAAAAAAAGAATGATAATAAAATGGCAGGTGGAGTATTTAGTTTAAGTGATTATAACAAATACAAACAGGCTGTAGAAAAAGATAATGTTATGGAAGTATTTCCAGACAAGTCTATTTTTGAATTAGAAAAATTAAGACAATTATACGAAGCAGAAAAAGCACGTAAAATGCAGGGGTAGTTAATGCCAGCTACCGATTTAATATCACCATACGTAGTTAGTTGTGCAGGAGGTTTAGTATTAAACAAAGATGTTTTTTCAATGGCCCCTGGTGAAGCACTTATATTACGTAATTTTGAACCAGATATTAAAGGTGGCTATAGAAGAGTAAGTGGTACTGCTTTATTTAATTCAACTATTATACCTACAGGCTCAAGTAATTCAAATACTATTGTAGATTGTTCAATTATATTTAACGATCAAGTTATTGTAGCAATGGGTGGTGATATTCACTATGGTACAACATCTGGAAGTTGGACTACAATTGCTACAGGTTTAGGTACATCTACGATAACTTATGATTTTGAAAAATATAACTTTAATGGAACAGACAAAGTTATAATTGCTACAGGACATTCAGCTGCACAGACAATAGATACAAGTTGGACTGTAGATCCTATAAATGCAACAGGTGGTGGAACTGCACCTACAAATCCTAAGTTTGTAAAAGCATTTCAAAACCATATGTTTTATGCTGGTGCTACTAACCCACAAGAAGTTTTATTTAGTGCACCTTTTGCAGAAGATGATTTTAATACTGCTGATGGTGCAGGTTCATTTAAAGTTGACTCTAATGTTGTAGGTTTAAGAGTATTTAGGAATGAACTATTTATATTTTGTGAAGATAGAATTTATAAACTAATTGGTTCATCCTCTGCTGATTTTGCAGTACAAGAAGTAACTAGAAATATTGGCTGTAGAGATGGTGGTAGTATTCAAGAGATTGGTGGTGATGTTATATTTTTAGCACCAGATGGATTAAGAACTATTGCTGGTACAGCTAGAATTGGTGACGTTGAACTAGGATCTATATCTAGACAGATACAAACTAGAATTGATGAAGTAACTTTAGATAGAGTCTCCTCATTAGTTATTAGAGATAAATCTCAATATAGATTATTTTATCCAGAAACAAATGGTGCTCAAGGTTCATCTAAAGGAGTTATTGGTGTATTAAAAGCAAATGTTAATACAGGACAAATTGGTTTTGAGTTTTCAGATATGATTGGTATTAAACCATCATGTACAGATTCAGATTTTATAAGTGCAGTAGAAACTCAAGTATTTGGTGGCTATGATGGTTATGTTTATAAAATGGAAGTAGGTAATACATTTGCTAATGGAACTGCAAATAATACAATTGTAGCTACTTACAGATCTCCAGATATGGTTATGGGAGACCCAGGGTTAAGAAAATATATGCAAAGGGTTAATCTAAACTATGAAGGAGAAGGTACAACAGTAGATGCTGAGTTAGCTGTAAGATATAATTATGATGACTCAAATACTCCACAACCAAACGCAATAAGTATTCAATCTGCAGGAGGTGCTGCATTATATGGTACAGCATTATATGGTAGTGGTTTATATGGTGCATCAGGTACACCACTTATAAGACAAACAGTAGAAGGATCTGGATTTGCAGTTGCTTTAAAAATAGATGATAGAAACCAAGCAGACTCATTTTCAGTTAAAGGATTTCAATTAGAATTTACTCCAGGAGGAAGAAGATAAAATGGCAGGATACTCAACACGACAGTCAACTTATACAACAGGTGACGTTATTGCAGCAGCAGATACTAATGATGAATTTAATCAATTAATATCTGCCTTTAATGCAAGCACAGGACACACGCATGATGGCACTGCGGGTGATGGGGGCCCTGTATCTGTATTAAGAGATAGCAATGCATACAACAGAATTTTATTAGATGCTGTAAATAATCATTTAGAGTTTTATGTAAATGTATCTTCTTCATCTGTACAACAATTAAGAATACAGGATGGTGCTATTGTACCTATAACAGATAATGATATTGATTTAGGTACAGCTAGTTTAGAATTTAAAAATTTATATATTGATGGTACTGCTAATATTGATAGTTTAGTAGCAGATACAGCGGATATTAATGCAGGTACAGTAGATGCAGTTATTGGAGGTACTACTCCTGCTGCAGGTACATTTACTACATTAACTGCAAATACAAGTTTAGCTTTAGCATCTGGATCTACAGTTACTTCTATATTAGATGAAGATACAATGACATCTGATAGTGATACTGCTTTAGCTACTCAACAATCTATTAAAGCATATGTAGACTCTCAAGTTACAGCTCAAGATTTAGATTTCCAAGGGGACACTGGTGGAGCATTATCTATTGATTTAGATAGTGAGACATTAACTATTGCAGGGGGTACAGGTATTGATACTGCAGGTGCATTAAATACATTAACTGTTAATATTGATTCAACTGTAGCTACATTAACTGGAACACAAACTCTTACAAATAAAACTTTAACAACTCCAATTATATCTAGTATTTCAAATACTGGAACTTTAACTTTACCTACTTCAACTGATACTTTAGTTGGTAGAGCAACAACAGATACATTAACAAATAAAACTTTAACATCGCCAGTTATATCTACAATTTCAAATACTGGTACAATTACATTACCCACATCTACAGACACATTAGTTGGTAGAGCAACTACAGATACATTAACAAATAAAACTATTGATGCTAATGGTACAGGTAATAGTATTACTAATCTTGAAGTTGCAGATTTAGCTTCAGGAGTTTTAGATACAGATTTATCAAGTGTATCTGCTAGTGATGATACTCTTGCTTCTGCTAAAGCAATTAAATCATATGTAGATGCACAAGTTGCAACAGCTAATGAATTATCAGAATTAACAGATGTTAATATTACAACTCCTGCAGATGGATCATTATTATTTTATGATACAGGTACATCTAAATGGATTGATAATGTAGTATCTGGAGATATTACTATTGCGGATACAGGTGTTGCTGCTATTGGATCTGGCGTTATTGTTAATGCAGATATTAATGCGAGTGCTGCAATTGATGCAACTAAAATTCATGATGGGTCAATATCAAATACAGAATTTGGATATTTAAATGGTGTAACATCTGCTATTCAAACACAAATAAATGCTAAAGAAGATACAATTACTGGTGCTGCAACAACTATTACTTCATCAGATTTAACAGCATCTAGAGCTTTAATAGCTAATGGTTCTGGAAAAGTAGCAGTATCAACTGTAACAGATACAGAATTAGGCTATTTATCTGGTGTAACATCATCTATACAAACACAAATAGATAATACTGCTAGTGCAGGATTTGCAATCGCTATGGCAGTTGCACTTTAACATTGACAATTTTTATAACAGCTATATAATATATAAATAAGGAGAAATAAATAATGGCTCAAAACTTTAGAAGATACACATTTAATAATGTAGGTACTTCTGCTGAAACTTTGTTTACTGCTAATAGCTACGATACTATCGTGGGTATTTCAGTTTCAAATGTAGCAGGTTCTGCTGTATTGGCAGATGTTTACATTAATGATGGTACTAATGATATTTATCTTGTAAAAGAAGCCCCAATTCCTACAGGCTCATCACTTCAAGTTCTTGATGGTGGTGCAAAGTTTGTAGTTGAATCTGGAGATGCTTTAAAAGTAAAATCAGATACAGCTTCATCATTAGACGTTTGGGTATCTACAGTAGATGATATATCAACTTAATAGGAGAAATAAATGCCTTTTATTGGAAACCAACCAGCATTAAGTTACACAAGTTTTGCTAAGCAAGACTTCACTACAAGTGCGACTACATCTTACACATTAGATAATCCAGTTGCTAATGAAAATGAAATTGCATTATTTATTAACTTTGTAAGACAAGAACCTACAACTGCTTATACTGCATCTGGTACTACACTTACTTTAACAAGTGCTACATCTGCATCAGATGATATGTACTGTGTGTTTTTAGGTAAAGCTGTTCAAACTGTAAATCCTCCAAGTGGTTCTGTTGATACAGCACAGTTAACTGATAGTTCAGTAACAAGTGCTAAATTAAGTTATCCTCTAACTACTTTTTCATCTACTGGTATAGATGACAATGCTACAAGTACAGCGATTACGATTGATAGTAACGAAGTTGTAAGAATAGGAAATACATCAGATACATACTCTCCAACTTATACTGAACACATGGTTATAGGTAATTATAATGCTGATGAAAATCATGGTATTACTTTTCTTTCAGATTTAGATAATACTTTTACATTAGGTTTTGCAGATGATGGACATTCAACATTAAGAGGTGCTATAAAATATAGTCATCTAAATGACTTTATGACTTTTCATGCTTTTGCTGATGTAGAGCGTATGCGTTTAGATAAAAATGGTAATTTACAATTTAATTCTGGTTATGGTTCAGTTGCAACAGCTTATGCTTGTAGAGCATGGGCAAATTTTGATGGAACAGGAACACCCTCTATAAGAGATAGTGGAAATGTATCAAGTGTTACAGACGATGCTGTTGGCAGATATAATGTAAATTTTTCAAATGCAATGCCAGATGTAAATTATGCAGCAGTAGTAACTGCGGGTGAATCAATTTTTCATGTTGGAATAGCAAGGCAGACTGGCTCATCAACTACAGTAGTTCAAGTTGATGTAAGTGATTACATTGCAGAAACCTACACAGATGATACTAGTATTAAAGTTGTTGTAATACGATAGGAGATATTTATGGATAAAAGAATAATATATAAAAAAACAGATGGTAGCATAGGAATAATCATTCCAGCTAACTGCGGTTTAACAGTTGAACAGATTGCACAAAAAGATGTTCCAACTGGATTAAAATATAAAATTGTAAATGTATCAGAAATATCAAGTGATAGAACTTTTAGAAATGCTTGGACTATTGATGATGCAGAATTAACAGATGGAGTTGGTGCATGATAACTATAGATATTTCAAAAGCCAAAGAAGTTTGGAAAGATAAAATTAGAGAAAAAAGAAAATCAGTATTAGAACAATTAGATATTGATTTTGTTAAAGCACAAGAAACATCAAGCGACACTACAGGTATTGTTGCTGACAAACAAACTTTAAGAGATTTACCAGAACAAGTAGATACAGCTACAACAACTGATGAAATTAAAGCTGTATGGAATGATATGTTAGGAGATAAAGAATAATGGCAATAACAAAAATACCAGCAGCAGGTTTCACAGGCAATAACTTTAGAAACATCATCATCAATGGAGATATGAGTATTGCTCAAAGAGGAACTTCTGAAAGTGGGATTACTGCTGGTGGA